TGACTTAGGTACTCAGGAATCTGTGATTCTATTAAATGAGATATCTTTACTCTTTTAATATCCGTCATTTATCTGGTATAGATTGTTTCGCTAGCGTAACTAGAAGTTGTGACGTATGCTGTAGCAGATGTGTTTTCACCAGAAGATACAACGTCTGGTAATGCCTTTACTGTACTGTCTGGAACACTTAATTGTAAATACAAGTCTTTCAAGGCAATAACATCATTGGAATCAGGTATTGCTTCCACTTCAATGACTCCACTTGTTAATGAAGTACCTGTTATATTTACCACATCTAAATTAATCTCTCCATGAACGTAGTCTACTGTACCAGCATCATTCTTAACAACTAATGGAAGGTTGTTTACGAGTTTAAAGAACACTAATTTTCCAACAGTCGTCCCAGCAGTGGGAATATCACCCAAATATAAAGTTCCGTCAATACCACTAACCGAGAACCCTGTAGATCTTACGCCATATCCATTTGGTTGGTCGTAAAATGCATTTCCGTAGCAAAGTTCATAAGTTGCGAAAGTATTGATCTCAGGTACAATATCTCTTCGCATCTTAACTCTTGTAATGTTAGATGTAACACCTCTTGCAGAGTCATCAATCAATCCTACGACTTTACTATACTTAAATCTACCACCAAAAGCATTAATATCTGATGAATTGGAATAAGTTGTTAGAGTCTTGGTTACGGCAGTGATAAGTTCAGCTGCATCACTTGTAGCGTTGGTATTATAGTAAACCGAAGTATCAACTTCAACGTAAAGATATTTTAGATCAATGATTTCGGGTTTGATACCAGCAATACTGTATTGTTTTAGCTGTCTAGAGATATCGTCTTTTGTAATTTGTGATAAGAAAGAACCGTTCTTTGGTTTTATAGAAATGAACACCTTACCATACTCAGGCGGGTCTAATTCTTCTCCTCCGTAGGCGGTCACAGATTCAACGTTAGGGTAAACGAAGGGAATTATACCTGTGTAGTCATTCGCAGTCACGGCACGATACTGTGAACTGTAGATACGAGGTGCTAGGTATTTTATGCTCGATACATCTTCAATTCCGTCGCCATTTTCGGATTTTTGTTGAGTTGTTAAAACTGAAATTCCAGAAGTTATGGTTGTATCGGTATCATCTCTTAAAATACCAACAAATGAGAAATTTCTAGCGTTATTTCCTAATCTTCCGTTAGTTACAATGTAAGTAACAGTAACTATCGCTCCAGCAGGAGGTTTTTTACCAATAATTCCATCTCCAAATAAAATTTCGTACTGCTCATCTTCAATTTCTTGAATTAGGAACAATTTAGAGGTCGAATCAACTTGTAAAATGTTATTATAGAGCGAATATATCTCATTTGTCGTAGATGACACTGTAACACGGATAGAAGTTGTGTCAATATTCGCATTTGGAAGAATAAATCTTTGATTTGGTTGTGAATAATCAATCTGAAATGTTTTTTCGAGATATATTCCTTCGTAAATCTTTAAATTATCAAAAGTAGCGATATTATTTGTACCACTTGTCGCTACAAAGTCGTCTGGAATGGAAAAAATGTAAGAACTTCCCTGTTGAACACCTAATGCAACTTGTCCAGCTTTCAAAGTTACGATTTTTGTGTCATTTGTACCCAAGTCTACGCTAAAATTCACCACAGCTTGTGCAGATCTTGATGATCTGGGTACATAACCAATATTTCTTGCTAGTGATACCACGTTTTCACGCAATGTAGCACTGTCAAGGAAACATTCATTGACTGCCATGTTAGTATTGTAAGCAGTAATGTATGAGTTATACGCTAAAAGGTCAATTAGAGTCGAAAAGTTAGATCCTTCAAAGTCAAAATCAGCGAAATCACTGTTTACACGAAGGTAATCTTTAATTTGTGACCTAAGAGATGCGAAATCTAGGTTTGTAAACTGGTTAAATGACATTATATCCTAGTTGATTGAAGAATAAATTCTATATTTTGTCTGGGAATAGCTAATCCAACGATATCATAATTAATAGTTACCGTTAATTCATTAGTATCAAGCGGATATACCACTCTAACATCAACACGCCTGATTCTAGGTTCAAAGTTTTCAAGTAAAAGTCGTATATCATCCTCTAAAACTTGAGCATTATCAGGATCTGCCTGTTCAAAGAGAGAATCTTCGACAGAACTACCTAATAAGTTGTTATAAAAACGTTCACCAACTCTTGTTCTTACCAAATTTGTCACAGCTCGTTTGATCGCATCCTCATTTTCAAACACACCGATGTCATCCGTCACAGGATGGCGGGTAAATGTAAGACTTATATCCTTGAAAGGCGTACTTTGGAGGTTGCGTTCGTCAACTTTAGCCATTACTCATTCAAATTTTGTTTTCTTTTTTCGTCATTGGCATCATCACCAACAACTTCACGCAAAAGATCGTCTGCTACGTCCTCTTCTGGTCGAGGATTAATGTATTTTTTATCGTCTGCCATAACAAATATACTAATTCAAATCTATTTAGACACAAAAAAAGACCCTTTGAGGGGTCTTTGAGGTTTTTTTGATTGATTTTTAACCAGCAGCTAATGGAGATTGCTTGTCATTTGTGTTTGCGGCAGCTTTTTTTCGTGCTTGAGCACTCACATCATACTGTCCTTTAACACTTCCACTAGCAAAACCAGCACTTTCTACGTTATGGGGAGCTAATTTTGGATCTGAATCTGCCATTTTTGACCTTTTTCTTTTTATTTATCAATTTGAGCTCGTAATCTGTCAGGAGAAATACCCTCTGACATGTAAAAGTTCAATCTTGCCCTTGCAGCTTCCTTATCAAGACCTACATCTTGCTTAGGATCGTTGACACACCAGCCTGATGTGCCTAATTCTACGACCCTGTACTTTACATTTTCCATTGGTTGTGGTGTTGTCATTAGATAATCCTCGTTTTTTCATGTCCAACACGGATTTTTGGATCAATCCAGATCTCCATACCCGCTTCTTTTGCATCTAGACAGAAAGATACGTCTTCTCCACACATATCTTGAACATCTCCAGACTCAAAGACTTGCATTTTAGGTGCAAACCAAGGATATTTCATATCTTTATGTTCAAATACACCGTTCTTAACAAGTAACCAACCAAATCCAGTGTAGTCAACAGTAAAAGGCTTGCGTCTACGAGATATAGATTCGATAGTTTCGTGATTCATCACTCCACCATTCTTTGCAAAGTCTTCTTCTTCTAACCAATGTGCAACAGATGTAGTTTTTCCATCTTCTGTACAATACCAACCACCAGCAATATCCTTTTGCATCCATACTAAACGATAAAACTTCTCTGTATCAAATACGATATCTGAGTCTATCCATAGTTGATAGTCATATTTTAGTTTACCATCCCAAGGTATCTGATCTGGGCCTCTTAATACGTTTGCACCAAGGCATTTGCATCTTGCAAAGTTAACCATTGATGAATAATCTTGTGAGATCTGAATACTCG